AGGCACAAACCCCAAGGCCGATTCAACACTTCCGACTCGCTCAAATGCAGTTTCGATTGGAGCGTAACCTTCACCGACTGAACAAAAGGAATTGAGATTCCGCCGCCCTGCTTATCTTGCGGAACGCTGAAAACCGGGAAGCTGCTGCCGGCGTCAACGTAGCTCCTAAATTCCGTCATCTTGGCGATTGGCGAAAAGCCAAGACCGCGCTTGCGAAACCCCAGCGCGTTGCGAGGTTGAATCTTCTTTTGCCACTTGGCGACGTGATCGGGAAGCGTCGGAGAATCCAAGTCGGCGAGCGCGTCTTCATAGCTTTGCGAGCAAATAACAATTGCCTGCACCAAGTCGCCGATTGTTGCCGTCTTGCCGGTTCCGAATGCGTTGTCGAAACGATTCAGCAAAAGAAGATGGCCCAACGAAAACGAACGGAGCCGGATGCCTAGTATGACAACCGGCTCCGGTATCGCGGCCATATAGAAGTCCGCGCCCATCGCTTTTAGATGTTAGCTTGCGGCTACCGTGGCAAGGTGCTTCTCGCCGCGTTCAAGAGTCATCGAAAGCGTCACGTGCCCATCAACGCGCTTGTTGATGCTGCCTTCGATAAAGATGTAAGTGCCGGTTCCGTCGCCAGTGCCAGAGCCACTGATGGCTTGCTCGGTGTCGTCGCTGTCGTCAACCGTAACGTCCGCGCCGCGCGCCGGCAGAATGGCGTTGCCCTTGGCCGCTGCAATGGTCGTGCCGGAAGGAATGACTTCGACCGTGATGGTCTCCTTGTTGTCGAAAAAAACCTTCGTCACGGTCACGCCGTCAGCGCCCTTCACGTCAGAGCGTTCGCCGCCGCGCGAATACGCAACTGACTGGACAACGCCAGCAGCATAAACGTCGGTGCCGGAAAGCGAGAAACCCGGCAGACTCCAAATTAAACCCGTGCCTTTTTGAACGCTCATAAGTAGTGCTTCTGTTAAGAAAGAAGTAAGCCTTATGGCTGGCACTTGTCAAGTGCTAGCTACGAAATATCCGACGGCGAACAGGTAACGGAAAAGCTCATGGTCGAAACATGGCTGTCGTCCTCAACAGATTGCGATGACTGCCCGATTTCAACGAGGTGCGCGGTAAAGTCGTTGACCGCGGAGGAGAGCGCATCGGCGGCATTGTCCGCCGCTAGCGCATCGAAGATTGCAGCCGCCAGCGCTTCGTGCTGTCCCGGCGTGCTGTCGCTCTTGTTGCTGCGGACCGCCACCACAAGCTCGACGCGCTGAATCCCGGTGAACTGCAAGCCGGGCGGAGGGCTGGCATTGCCCGCTTCGCAAATGACGCAAGGCAATGTTATCGCATCAGAGTCCAATCCGGTGAATACGGCGCACGAAACGCCGGACGCGGCATTTGCCACAACGCCTGCGGCTGCGCGTTCGACTTTGGTTTGGATGGAATTGTAGGCCATAAGGCTAGGGCTTCGGTTTGAATTTGTTTGCGGTTTTTTGGAGCTTGTCGGCGATGTATTGAGACATTGAAGCCGTCTCGGTATTAAGGGCGCGCTGCAAAGCGGCAACGGCAATTTGATGGCCGCGCATGGCCAGCGCAGGGTCTTTGCCTTTGATGCCTAGCGTTGAAGAATTCTCAATTATCACGAACGGATTCCAGCTCGGCTTTGCTGGCACGCAACGCCCGAGATTGCGAGGATTCCGCACCGTGTCGGCGGGCTTCTGATACGCCTCTTTGCATAGCGGCGTCAGTGTGCGAATTGAAGGAATCCAACCGGACGCAAGGAAGCCGATAGCTCGCAACTTTGCGCCGATCCATTTGCGGGCTTTAAGTGCAAGCTCCGCTCGGTTTGCAAAGTTTCTTCCGTTGGCTGGCTTCCCGGCCCTTTTGCGCGACGCTAAGTAATTCCTGATTGCGTCCTCTTCAATCAGCTTGAACTTGCGAGTAATGCGAATTCCGCGTGACTTACTCGCGGACTGCTTCACCGAAACCGTGTGAAGCCCTAGCTTCTCAATAGCCGCGCGCTTGGCCCGTGGTGTCTCGGCAACTGCCCCGCGCGCGATGTAAAGCGCCTTGGTGTTTAGCGCATCGGCAAGGTCGCGCGAAGTGTGGGCAAGATACTCCTTGAGAGCGGCCTTAAATTGCCGGTCGTCAATCTTGATATTTGGAGCAAAACCAGTTGCCACGCGGCAACTTTACGCGCACAAGGCGGGCTTATCAAATCGGAAACGCAGGAAGCGCCCGTGGCGGAACTTTTCGGCTTCGGTCAGTTCCATAGCCTTCACCTCTATCCATGCGCCAATGCTCGCGGCGGCTTGCTCGATTTCGGCAACGCCGAAGCCAAAAATGCGCCCGGCTTTTTTGAGCTTTCCCTTCACGACGCGCGCAACCTCGGCGCTTTGTTTGTCGGTGTCCACTGATACTAGCAAAACGTCTTCCGTGATCTCGCGCTTGAATCGAAGCCAGTCGTGAGGCTGTAGGTATGTGGCAGCGGCGTCCTTGGCTACTACTCCCTCGGCAACGTTGCCAAGCAACTCGGGGCTGTTGCAAGTCCTGACGTGGACAACGCCAGCGGGGAGCGCCACAGAATCAAGGATTGCGAGACGCTCGCAAAGCGGAACGCCGGTAAGGTCTTTGCCGTTGCTTTCGAGAATGTCGAAAGCGTGGAATGTGTCGCCCACCTTTTCGCAGTCGAGAACGCAGTCAGCCTCGCTCGCAAGCTCAACCGGCTTGGGAATCATTCGGCGTCCGTGCCACCGGCTCCCGCCGCGCGACAAACGCAACACCGCGCGCTCGCCGTCGAGCTTTTCTTGCCAAAGGAAATTCTGGCCGAGCTTGCGCGCCGCATCATTCGCTTCTTCAAGCGAAAAACAACCGGCGAATCCTTTTGGCTGGTGAATCGTCACGCCGCCACACTAGCGGCATCGCTCCGGCACGACAAGAGGGGGTAGAACGATTGAAGTTCTCCTAATCTTAGCGGCAGTCAGAAGGCTGTCGAATTCAAGCAGCTTGCGGCGGTTTGCGAACGCGATGCGAGCGCGCAATTCGGCAACGGAGGTTTCGGCCTGCACAACTTCTAGCGGTGAACGGCAACACATAGCAACCTTGCTTCGATGTTGGTTTGTCCAAGCTCGACGCGCTCGACGCGATAGGTTCGCGAGCGGTGCGTCAAAGTCTGGCCGCTGGCGGGCAGGCCGTGTTCAAAGTCCGCAATCAGCACGGAAAATGTCACATCAAACTCGTCAAGGAATCCGCCTAAGTCGTTTTTTCGCCCCTGTCCTCGAAATGAAACCGCGCACGGAATCGACGCGGACGAAAAAGTCAGCGCCTCGCCAAGCTCTGTAAAGATGGCCGCTAGGTCGGCGGACTGTTCCGTTTGCAGGCTCACGCGATTGGCTCGGTGGTCGGATTCTTGCGCGGCCTACCTCGCGGACGCGGCGCAATCTCAGACGCTCTGGCGGGAATGCTAGACTCCGACGCGGTGGATTCTAAAGTCACGACGCGCCGCCTATATGGAAGCGGCGAGCGGAATACGGCAACTTCTATTTCCCCACTCAGGCCGGCATCTAGGAGCGCAGCGTTGTCGTGGAAGATGGCGTCTGCCGTCGGCATCTGTTTCTTGTCGCCAAGAAAAAGGACGGCCAGCTTTCCGCTGCCGTCCTTGGCGATTGTGAATGATGTTTTCATTGGATGGTGTCATTACGTTGCCCATCCTGACTTTTCAAAGTCAGGCTTACTCAGAGACGAGCCGCTTGATGTTGCCAGCCACACCCACGGCCACGCCGTAGATGACGCCGACTTCCATCCGGTGCTTCCGGTCGTCTGCCGAATACCAGCGGCGGAACTGGAGCGAGAAGCCAGACTCTGGGTCGGTGACAACCTCGACCTCGCCGGGGAAGTTCGCCGGGATGGCCGGGAGCCGCGTGGCGACAAGCAAGCCTTGCTTGGTTCCCGCAACGCCAACGAGATGTTCGGAGTTGGCGGGAATGTCGGTGTATTCGTGAACCGAGAAACCATGCACACGCGGAATGCGGTTCTCACGAATCACGTCCGGAGAGCCGTAAGCATAGGCAGCCTGCACGGCGGCGTCTTTCGCCAGATTGGCAAAATAGGTCGGGCCGACGAGGAGATAACGGCCATCGGCGGCAACGTTCGCGGCGGTGAGCGTCGCGGCCAAGTCGGCCACTTCGTCCGCGTCAAACGTGCTGGCCTCGCCGGTGAAGGCCGCACCGCCATAATTGGCGTTGGTGACGAGCGCGAGCGCGGAATCAATGATGGCGTTGGCGATTCCATTCACGGCGGGCTGGATGAACACGTCGTTCAGGTTGATGCTGCTCTTGCTCCACTCCGAATCAGTGAAGCCGATGCGCGTGCCCTTGTAGTTAGACAGCGTGATCGTCTTCGCCGTGGTGGTAGCGTCTTGGTCGGCGGACGTTGAAGTGAAATCCTGCGCCGTGGTGGCAGTAGCGACGCGCGTGGTTACGCTTTCGCCCTGAGTGGCAACGTCAGCCGAGAAGTCAGCGGCCATCAAAGCGCGCATCATCGGGAGTTTTGGGAGCAGCGTTGAAAGGGACTGTTGCGCGATTGCCGCCAGATTCACGCCGCCGAGTGTGTTAGCCATAGGTTGCTGTGTGGTTGAGTTATTTTGATACTACACCGAAAAGAAATTGGAGTGCGCGAGGTATAGTTTCCGCTTGCCCGCAGCGTCCGCGCTCTTATACGCGGCCAAAACCTCATCCTTGGTGCTGGCCTTGGTGTCATTCGCGCGAACCGGCTGAGTCACGCCGACGGCGGCAAGCTGCTGCGCTGCCATTTGCGCTGCCCGAGCTTCAATGTTTTTCAAAGCCGCATCCGCCGAGGCAACCGACTGCGCGGACTGTTCCGCGAGGCGCACGTTTTCGGCGCGCAGAGACGACACTTCCGCAACGAGCGCATCCCGCTCAGTGGCGAGCGCGGAGAGCTGATTTGAAGCGTTGTCGGCGGTCTGTTGCACGAGGCCGGATTCGGCCTTAACGCGATCAAGTTCACCCTTCAACTGCGCGATTTCTTGCAGAGCGGTCATAATGTTTACTTATGAATTGCCATAAGATAGCATTATGTCAAGTCACCAAGTATAATTTTTTTCGCGTCCTCGTAGGTGTTCACTAAGCCGTCAGTCAGTCTAACCCCTGCGCTTTGGTATCCCATGAAGGTCTGGCCTTGCATGGTTTCCTCGGCAATGCCGGGACGATGCGAAAGGACTGCTGACTTGAAAAGCGCGGCGAGCGAATCAACTCGGCTCTGGATATTTGCCGCCTGATCTTCGGAGAGCGAAGTGCCGGGCACGCCAGCACCCTTGTATTTGCCGGAACGGAAAACGGAAACGACAAGCCCCATGGCTTTCGCCATCGCGCTCGTGTCTTGGTGCGCTACATAAACTCCGATACTTCCAACCTCGGCGCTTGGCGTTGCGAGAATGGCTCGGGTCGAAGCGGCAAGCCAGTAAGCAGCCGAGCAACAAAGCCCAGACGTAAAGGAATAGACTGGCAGCTTGTTGCCGACTTCGGCGATGTAGTTCGCAAGCTCCGGCGTGCCGGTGACAAACCCGCCCGGAGAATCAAAGTCCAAAACAATCGCTCGCACCCGAGAATCAGAGAGCGAAGTTTCAATGTCGTCTTGAATGCTCGCCGTGTCCACGAATCCAAAGCACGCGGCGACGCTTGGAAGCCCGCTCGAAATCACGCCGCGAACCGGAACAACGGCGAGGCCATCTTCGTCAACGTGCATCATCGGCAACGGGTCGCCGTATGCGTCGCACAGTGCGCCGTCTTCATTCTCGAATCCGTTCGCCGGAATGATGGACTCCGCAACGCTCTTGACCTGCGCGGCCCACTTCGCCGGTTCAATAAGGATCAGCTCTTGCGTTTCGAGAATTGCTTTCATTCGGTTGTATTTGCGTCTGGTTGAGTTGCTGAAATCGTGGCGGGCGGATTCGCGCTGCGTTGCTGCAAAAGCGACAAAGCCGCTTCAATAGAAATGCCGTGACGCTTGGCCAGCGCAGTTGCGCGCGTTAGCAAGTCGTCGGCCTCGGTTTCCATTTGTGCGCGCTCCTCTTCCCACCACTTCCCGCGCCGTGCTGAAATGTCCTTGAGCGTGACAAACCCCAGCTTGTATTCCTCGCGGTCAACCTGCGAAGAATATCCCTTGTCTGCGGTCATCTCCTCTGGCGTCTGATGCGCGATTTTCCACCACTCGGGATTTTCTTCAAGCTCTCCATCTTTGATGGCCTTCGCAATGCGCCAAGCGTCAATGCGCGTCGCCATTTTCTGCGCAATCGCTTGGTATTCGGCAATGGTGCGCTGCGCGACTTCCATTACCATACGCAGCGAAGCCCCGCCTATCTTGCTCGCGTCATAGGTAAGCTCGACGGGCCAGCCGACGGCTTGCAGCCCGTCGCGCGTGACACGCTCCCAAAACGCTTGCGAGTTTTGCGACGGGCGCGAGCTTTCTGGAAACTCAACCTTGCTGCCGCTGCCGGCCTTAAAGACTCGAATCGTTCCGCCGTCAACGCGCTCTTCGTAAATGGTTCCGCCGTTCGCGCCGGTCGTTGACGTGATTTCGTCCGCATCCAAGTCAAGCGCGCCTTCCTCCGTATGCTCGACGACGGAGTAGCTCGCCTCTTTTTTCAGCGCGAGGCGGAGAAACTCGAAAGCCTGCTTTCGATCTTGCCAGTCACGAATGCCAGCCGCGATTTGAGAAGTCCCGCGCGTTTGCTCCGCGAAGTCTGGCCGGTAATAAAGAGCGAGATCGTTGGTTGAAATTTCGCGCGCGTTACCGGCTGAGTCATAAACGCGAAATCCAATCGTGCGCCCAACGCTGTTTATGATGGCTCCATTAACGATAAACGCTCCGGAAAAGTCGCCGCTTTCGACAACGAGAGATTCGTCGACTGAGCCGATGCGATGGCCCGGAACAAGCTGGATTTGCGGATAGCCTGCGGACTCCGATTCGGTAAGCAACACGCCAATGTCGCCGTCGCGGATGATTGAAACGATGGCCACGCGAAGAGCGTTTCGCCAGTCATAGACGCCGCCAGAAACGACACATACCTTGTGCCACTCGTTGAGCAGAGTCTCTGCCTTGTCGCCCCAATCGCCGCGCGGCGTGCCGTAGTATTGCGGAATAAACGCGTTGCCGATGGCAGTCGCCGCGATGGTATTGATCGCGTTCTGCAACGGCGCGACGTTCGCGTAGAGGTAGCGGCCAAGGCTCGCAAGTTCACGCTGCCCGCTGCCAGCAATCGCGTTGTGATCTTGCGCGAGGTTTTGAACGTATGGCCGCGAGTTGTCATAACGAGCCGCGTCATATAGCGCATTGCCTCGGCTCACAACTGGACGCCCGAACGAATCCAAAAGCCTAACGGGTTTTGCGGCCATAGTCTAAGAGTTGAAGTTGCACTTCGCGCGCGTGACGTGCGCGCCGTATTCCTCGGGATTGATCTTGCGCAGCGCGTAACGGCATTCCTCCAAAACCTCGCGCACCGGCATGGTGAATTGCTTGCCCGTGCTGGTGTTTCCGCTTTCCCATGACATGAGCGTCTTGCCTTCCGTCACAAGCGATTTCGCCTTTGTGCGGATAGCCAAGACCTCGGCCTCGGAAAAGTCTGCGAAAATGCCGGATGCCATTTCCGGCTAACTAACCATTAGACGCGCTAAACGTCAAGAATCAGGTTGGCTTATATCACGGCTCTGGCTTCGACTCGGCCACGCCTCGAGAATAGGCCGACACGTCGAGCGCAACGAAGGCCATAAGCAGGCAGTCGCCGTAATGGTTATGCCCGGTGTCCTTCCATTTCCAGACGGTTGACCCACGCGCAGTTTTTTCAGGCTCGCGCTTTTCGTCTTGCAGCTCAGAAACAAAGTCAGCCCCGGCGTCTTGTGGAATTTCAAATCGTGGCCCTTTGCCTTTCAAAACATAGAGATAGAGCCTGTCCTTGTAGGCCCCGTTACTCCACTCGATCCGCGTCACTCCTTTTGTGTTCGCTTTCGCCGTGCCGATGAACGGATCAACCGTGCGCACGCGGAACGGTCTGCCGATGATGCGCCCACTCGGCAGTGTGTGCGCGAATGATTCCTGCGCGCTGCCGCGCATCGCTACCCAATTCCAGCGCACACACTCACGCAAGATTTCCGTCTGCCTGTTGCCGTCTGCCGAGTCAATGAACACGCCGCGATTCGCCACGCCGCTCCGCTCTTGCAATGAGCGAAGGTCATCAAAGCCCGCGAGCCTTCCGTAATCCACAACTCGCATTTCTCCGCCCTCTCTTATGTGACACAGCGTAAAGCGAAGGTGATCGTGTTGCACGTCGCACGCTATAATTCTCGTCGTCTTCCGTTTGTCGTTTTCAATTATAGGCCAGAAGTCCCCCCTCTTATATTGTCCGGCGAGGCGCATAATTTCCTCCGCGTCTGCCGTGTCACCGAGCAGAAGCCAAGGCTCACCGAGCGTTTCGCGCACGAACGATTTCAGCGGCTCAAGGTTTCCGTTCTCCGCCTGTTCCTTGGCCGATATAAACTCACACGCCGCGTCATCCCACTTCACCCACAAACTATAAAGCGCGTTCCAATGGAATGACTCAACGCCCGGCTCAGGCGTCGGGTTCCGGTCGAACCGTTGCAAGCTCTGCAACAGCTTGAACTGCTCGGCCTGCTGGAATTCCTGCGGGCATTTCTCGCATTGGTAGCGCACCGTTTTCCTCAGCTCGCTCCAATTCCATTTACCGCCCGGTCGCGTCGTATCATTTGTGTCCCATATAATTCCACCCTGCTCGCGCGCCTCGGGATATAGAATCGACTTCTCGCGCCCAAATCGAAACGGCTGCGAATGCCCGCAGGCCGGACAGTTGAAATGAAAAAACGTCTGCGTGCCGAGCATGAAGTGCGAATGCATTTCTCCGCCCGATTCCAGCGGCGTCGAAATCAAAACCTGCTTTGACTTTAGGTATGAGCGCACGCGCTTCATTACCTTTTCCAAGCTGCCGGCTTTCCAGTCATCCACTTCGTCACACACGAGCCAGCGAACCGGCGTTGACTTCAACTTACTTGGTGAATTCGCGCCGCGAAAGTAAAGCGGCATGGTTGAGAACTGAATGAGGTTGAGCGTCTTCTCATTCCGTTGTAGCGGCATTCGCTTCGCCAGTTCTGGGATATTCTCAAAGAGCGGCAGGAGTCTGGCCTTGGTGAACTCCTCGCAAGACTCCTCCGACGCTGCCACCCAAAACATAGGGCCGGGTGCTTCGCATATCGCCCACGCCGCAAATACCATTAACGTCTGCGTCTTGCCGGCCTGTGCCGACACCATGACGACAACCTTGCGCGTTGTATTATTTTGGAGGGAATCAAAGACTGGACGAACCATCGGAGTAATATCCGTCCTATATGGCCCTTCAATCTGGCTCAGTCCAGTGAGGTCAATGCGTTTCTCCGCCCACTCCCAAAGCCGCTCGTCGCTCGGCGGCGTCAACCAAGATTCTATCAACTCCGCGAAGCGAGCGATTCCAGCGCCTTTTTTTTTTCGTCATCCGAAATGTGCGGCAGCTTGGCGACCTCTCGTAAAGCGCTTCGCAGCGCTCCATTGACCCGCTCAGAAATGAAGTCTGCCGGCTGGTTGTGGCACACGTTAGCGATGCCATCACCGAAGTTGCAAAGCCGATTCACGAAGGCTGACAGAACGGCGGCGTTGGCCGACGCCACAACGTCAACCGGCAGGAGCTTTCCTTCCTTTTCGTCGGCCTGCGATTCCGCGAGCCGCGCCTTCGCGTTTC